CTACGGCTGACTATAGTGTTATTCAGACATGGGGTATCTTCTATGCACCGGAACAATCCCATACTGGTGTAGAAACAAATGAGGCTCAACTAATCTTACTGGGTAATCTACGTGGTAGGTATGAATACCCTGAACTAAGACGTATGGCTCAGATGTCTTATGACGAACATAAACCTGATGTTTGTATTATTGAAAAGAAGGCTAGTGGTCAGTCTTTGATACAGGATATGCGTAGGGGTGGTCTACCTGTACTAGACTACACACCAGACAGAGATAAGGTATCCAGGGTCTATGCTGCTACTCCCTCTATGGAGGCTGGACGTGTCTGGTTCCCCAAGGGTAGGAAGTGGGCTGAAGAACTGGTGGATGAGTTAATTACTTTCCCTAATGCTGCACATGACGATCAGGTAGATGCTATGACAATGGCTGTTCACTACATGAAGGACTCATGGAACCTGCTACATCCCGATGATCCTGAGTGGGAAGATGAACCTCCAATGAAAAAAAGAGTTGCCTACTGGAACTTTTAAGTGTATAATAGTATAGAGTGGAGGATATTGTATGGCAGGTTTAACCCAATTAGCAAAGTTTATAGCTATGAAGCACGCTGGTAAGGCTTTGCCGAAGGCTGTCCATACACGTAAGTCTATTCCCTCTGGTTCAACTATAGTTAAATCTAAAAAAGAAGCTGCACCTCGTCAGACAGGTAGTGAGAGATTGGAAGAAGAAATACTAAAGTCTGAGGGGGCTTGGATTGAAGATGATTATATACCTATAGAAGATGCTCCTAAAAAGTATTCTCCATTTGGTCCTCCCAAACTTGAAGGCAAGCTCTCAGAACTTATAAAGAAAATAGAAAATTATGAAGGGCCAATACAAAAGAAACCGTTGAGTAGAAAAGAGAAATTAGAAAAAGAAATATTGAGGGAAGCTGATATTAAAGACCATGCAAAAAAATCCAATAGGTCTTTTATACAAGAATTGGAAGTAAGAGAAGGTGCTGCGCCATTATTAAATCCATCAAATCCATCTATATTTGATGAACAAGTAAAGAGTATATTTAATGCAAGAGATCCGAAAGTTTATATTTCTCATAATCCTAGTGAACTATTAGAAAAACGGAACTATCGTGCAAAAAATTTTAAAGGATTAAGACTTAATACTCAAAAACGATTAGAGGAAAATCTTGGTAAAAAAGAAGCTAAAAGAATTATTGGTGAGAGTGATGGACTTCCTACAATTCTTTTTCATTCAACTATGTCTAAAGAACCCTTTCCAACATTTGATAAAAAACAAATAAAAGAGAGTGGAAAAAAAGAAGGTCATTATGGACATGATTTTTTATCCACCTCAACTGATCCCACTGTTATACAGATGTTTGGTTTACAGCGGTGGCTGAATGATTTGACACCTGAAGACATATCTAAATATTCTAACTTAATGGATAAAAAATGGAAAACATTAACTAAAGATGAGAAAAAATGGTTTATAGATATATCAGATTTAGAAGAGAGGAGTAGAGGAGCACGTACTATTGTAGGTGTAGGTAAAGTTAAAAAATTATTTGATTATAATAAGAATGAAGATAGGGATGTTTTATTAAAATACTTAGAAGAAAAAAATCCAGTATGGGATGTACGAGATTCTAAAACAAAAAAATATAATGACTTATCTTTAGCAAAAAAAATATCTTTTAAAAATCATCTTAAAGACGGTAGCTGGCGATTTATGGAAACTCCAAGTGTTAAAGAAGCAGTACAAAAACTTGGATATGATGCATTTACCACAACGGAAGGAGGAGCAAAGAATGTAATGTTCTTTAATCCTAAAGAACAATTTGTTCCTGTCTTTGATCCTAAGATGCAGTCTACCGTAGGATTTAATATGGGTGGAAGTATTAAGACCAACCCTTACCTGAGAGGACTTGTATAGTGGCAGGTATAAGTGTAATAACGAAGATGCTTCTGAAGTCTGCGGGAAAGGCTGCACCTAAAGCTATATCACAGGTAGATGAGGGACTAAGTTCTATAGCAAAGCCTCTAGGACTAGAGGAGGCTGTAGAGAAAATTAGTCAGAGTGAGCAATTACGTAGTAATTTAGTACCTAGAGGAAGATATATTGGTAAACCTCCAGAGGTTGTAGAAGACACATCAGAAACAGTAATAGATGAGGGGCTAAGTTCTCTTTCTCCAGAATTATTAAAAGTATCAAAAAACTTACCTTTACAAGAAGCTGCACAAAAAACTCAGATAGGTACAACTACTGGTACATATGTAAAAGCAAAAAATATTTTAGATGAGGTAGGAGATGAAACTATACTAGATTATGGAGCAGGATTAGGAAAGGGAGCAGCTAAAATTAAAGCTGATACTTATGAACCATTTCCTAAAGAAGGTTTTAATCCTACATTTACTCAATCAAAAAATATTCCAAGTAATAGTCGTTCTAGAATGACTAATTTAAATGTACTAAATGTTGTTCCTCCTAATGTAAGAAAAGGTATTATACAAGATATAGGTAGGATTTTAAAAGATGATGGTAAAGCAGTCATAACCACAAGAACGTGGAAAGGTGACGTAGATAAAACTTTAAGATTAGGGACTAAAGGACCAGAACCTCAGTCTGTTATTACCTCTACAGGAACATATCAACGTGGATTTACAACTTCTCAATTAAAGAAAGAAATTGAAGATATTTTAAATGTTGATGATAAGGTTACATTTAAAGTAGAACCTAATAAATTAGGTGGAGCAGGAGTTACAATAACTAAAAAAATTAAATCCTTAACAGATATACCGTTAAAGAATCCTAAAGGAAGTGTAGTAAGAAGAGGTTCAAAAAAATACCCTGTAGGTAAGGTAATAGGTGGGCAGGTTTATTTTCATAAAAATTATATTTCTAAGATGCCTAAAGAAGTTATAGATATATACAAGAAAACAATTAATAAATTACCTAAAGATCATTCTTTTAATACTCTTATGTATACACCTGCATCTAAAGGAAAACCTGCCAGTTTAAGATTTGATGAAGCTCCAGACTTTGATACAGCAAGAGAACCTATTCCTGGTAGAGTTATTACTATTACAGAAAAAGGAAGTATATCCCCCCCAAAAGATGTAAATCAAATATGGCATCATAAGTGGTCTTGGGTAGATGATGATTATAAAGGTTTTGATGTTAGAGAAAATTATGATTGGTCTAGAGAATGGTTTACTAATAAAGGTGTGAAGGCTTCTGGTTCTCCTGTTAAATGGCAAGAAGCTTTAAAAGAAGTTAAACTAAAGAAAAAAGGTGGTATGGTAGCACGTAACCCCTACCCTGAAGCGAGAGGAATATATTAATGGCTGTTGAAAAGAACCCCTATGATCTAATGAAATCCAATGTGGTTCCAATGGATATTGGTGTAGAGGAAGAGAGTACTACATCTATTGAAGAGGATGGTGATGGTGGGGTTATCGTAGATTTTGGTTCTGAGGAAACTGTAGTAGAGGAAGATGCTATAGGTCTAGGTGAGTGGTACGATGATCTCTGTGATAACCTAGAGGAATCTGACCTAGATGATATTGCTACTAAAGTATATGACAATTATCAGAGTGATAAGGATTCCCGTAGTGAGTGGGAGGATATGTTTGAGAGGGGATTTGATCTCCTTGGTTTGAAACTTCAGGATGCAACAGAACCATTTGAGGGTGCCTGTACGGCTGTTCACCCACTACTGATTGAGTCTGCCGTTAAGTTCCAGTCCAAAGCCTCACAGGAACTCTTTCCTGCTGCTGGACCCGTCAAGACACAGATTATAGGTAAGCAAACTCCTGACAAGGAGATGCAAGCTAATCGTGTTAAAGACTTCATGAATTATCAATTAACAGAACAGATGACAGAATACTTTGATGAGTTTGAACGTATGCTATTTCATCTGCCACTAATAGGATCAGCTTTTAAAAAGATTTATTATGATGCAAATCTTAAACGTCCTGTTTCGGAATTTGTACCGATTGATCAGTTTTATGTTTCTTATTATGCTAGTAATCTGCTTCGTGCTGATCGGTACACTCATGTCATCTATCGCAGTCCTAATGATCTTAAGAGGGATATTGCTGCTGGAGTATATAATGAAGTAGACTTACCACAGGCTGGTATTCCAGAACAGAGTGCAATGGAAGAGAAGATGAATACTATTCTTGGTTTCTCTCCCTCCAGTGATAATGACCCACAATATATACTACTAGAACAACACTGTTACTTGGATCTACCAGAACCATACAATGATCCTGATGGTGTAGCACTTCCATACATTGTAACAGTAGAAGAAAGGTCTAAAAAAGTTTTAAGTATTCGTAGAAACTACAACCAAGACGATCCGAATAGAGAAAAGAAAATACATTTTACACATTACAGATTCGTTCCAGGGTTCGGTTTCTATGGGTTTGGCCTAATGCACTTCTTGGGTAATCTTACTATGACTGCTACGGCAGCTATGAGAGCCTTAGTAGATGCAGGTCAATTTGCGAACTTACCAGGAGGTTTTAAAGCAAAGGGTGTACGGGTAGTTGGTGACAATGATCCCATTGCTCCTGGTGAATTTAAGGAAGTTGAGTCAACTGGTATTGATCTCTCAAAGGCTATTGTTCCCTTGCCATATAAGGAGCCTTCCTCAACTCTCTACCAGATGCTCACATTTGTAGCAGCAACGGGACAAAAGTTTGCTGATAGTTCGGAACAAGTAATTTCGGATAATGCTTCTTACGGTCCTGTTGGTACTACAATGGCTCTACTTGAAGCATCAAGTAAGTTCTTTAGTGCAGTCCACAAGAGACTCCACAAATCTCAGAAAGATGAGTTTAGGGTGTTGGCCTCAATTGATTATGAGTACCTACCTTCTAAATATCCATATGAGATTCCTAATGCTAATCAGCAAATATTTAGGAAAGACTTTGATGGTCGTGTAGATGTCTTGCCTGTGAGTGATCCAAATATTCCTTCAAATGCACATAGGATGATGATGGCGCAGATGGCACTTCAACTTGCCCAGAACTCGCCTCCTGGTATGTTCAACTTAGAAGCCTTAAATAGAACTATTCTTAATTCAGCTAATATGCCAAATGTTGAAGAGATACTACCACCTAAACAACAGCCAC